GTTTTAGGACCGATAGCACCATCTTGTTTTGCCCCGACTATTTTCTGCATTGCTTTAGCAGCTCTACCTGTCCCAGAATTAACTGCCCAATCAAATACAGACCAATCTGCACCACTAGGCAAATCATCACATTTACATCTATCCCAGTAGTTTTTCTTGTAAATAGGAGCTACGTCATCTTGAGTTAAACCACGCATCTCTTCTTCAGTAGATTCTCTACCAATCCACTTATCATACACAGCTTTAGTAACTCCTAAATTTGTCATGCCTCCAGGATCTTTAGGGTGGTCTACAAATCCACCTTCATGTTTTAAAAGCATGGCTAAACATTTATCAAAGTTCTTTTTCACTTTGTTAACCCTTTCTGTTTCTCGTAAGTTCGTAATCCACCCAACCCAAGCATACCCATCAATACAGTCATTAAACTGCTCATATCAAATTCAGGTAAAGGTGGGATAGTAGCTCCTGAAAGACCTACCCCAAATAAAATTAAAGGGGTTAAAATAAAATGATACAGTAAAGCAATACCACACGTCCATCCTACAAAAGGTCGCCAACCACCCTTAAACAGACTACCTGATGCAGCTTCTGCTTTATTAACTTCTATTTGTGCGAGTTGTTGTTCATGAGATAATTTATCAGCCATAGTTGCTAACTCATGCGCTAGTGCAGCTTTTTGGTCTTTATCTTCTATAACTTTATCTAATATCCCAGTAACAGGACCTATAAGATTATTTAGCAGACTCATCTACATTCTCCTTTGGTGATGCAGCTATAGTGAAATTTACACTAAAAGATCTTCTTTCGCCAGAAGTTTTAAAAGGGTAAACACAATGATGCAGGTGTGCAGGGAAAACTATAAAATGACCAACTTTGGGTTTCATTAAAAAATTAGAACCTGTATGATTCGCAGCATGACCGTAAACAAATTGTATGTGTCCATGAGCGGGATGGTGGTCTTTATAATCCTCTTCCCATTCTTCCTCTATTCCTTCAGGCAATTTTAAATAGCCGACGCAAGAAAGCATTGATCCTAAATGTACATGAATAGGATTATATTCATGCTCATACTGACGGACAAACCAACTACTAGCTATATCTAATCTATAATCTAAAACATCAGGTTCTATATTACGTCTGCCCATAGAAGTATATAACTCTGCATGACTTTGGTAACGCATTAAAAAAGTACCCATTTCCTCAGACCATGCTTGGTTTAAATCGTTATTCCACTTTAATTCTTCTTTTACTTTACCCACAAGATTACCAGACCAATCTTCCATTTCTTGGTCTATAGCATTATTGCATTTATCAATAAAAGCCTCTGACATTTTTTTATATCCTAATATAGGACTAAAAGGTGTCAGTATTTCCTCATCTTTTTTTGGTTCATATATATTCGCCATAACTATTCCTCCATTTGTATGGTTGCTTTTTTATTATCTGCTTTTGCAGAGTAAGCATTAAATCCCATAAACGCAGCTACAACACCTGAAGCTGCAATCACATATACACTTGCAATATCTGTTATTAAAGCAGCCGCTTGATCAAAACCTAAAACACTAGCTAATAAAATTATAAACGGATAAATTAACATTCCTGCTAATGCAAAACCTGTAAATCTACGCTCAGCATTACGTTTTAAATCACGATCAACCATCTCCAACCTACGGTCTTCCAAGGCTAATTTATTCCATTCAACTTTATCGATAACTCCGTTACCATTAGTATCTGCTTTTTTAAATTCTGTCATACATCACCTAATAATTTTTTAAAAACTCTCTTGCATCTCTGCCCATAGGCGTATCTGCTAGTACATATGGGTTTTGTTTAATTTGTTGTAATATAGTATCTGGTTCACTAATCATCCAACTACTAACTCTTTCAGAATCTAAAAATGTATCTGGGTCTCCAAGTTTTCTAATCTCAACTTGTTTTAAAAAATTATCTAAAGCATCAGGGTGTATAAATGTTTCCTCGTCTACAAGTTCGTCTGCAACACGTCCTAGCTCTGTATCGCTCATATTTTCAAACATTTCTTTTACCGCTTGTTTTTCTGACGCATTAAGCACTTTGTTTAACTTATTTCCTTGTTTATCTCTTATGAAATCTCTATCTGGCCAACTTACATCAGGGGGGGTTTTTTTGCTTTTTTGAAAAATGAGTGCTGCTTGTCCTTGATAATCAAACAATGTTTCTATTCCGTCGTCATATAATCTTGTTGACTCTGAAATTGCTGATGGATTTATATCTATATCTGCTCCAAATTTGCTGTCTAACTCACTTTCTTCTTTCAAGATACTGTCGTATTTTTTCATTCCCGACAACAACTCATCAAAGCCCTTTATTATTTTAGGGGAAGCTTTAGCTACTGTAGCTCCTTCAATAGTTTTTGCTGTAGGCATTATTTCTTCTATTCCTCTAACAGCAGGAACTACCGATAAAATTCCTGCCGTTCCTGCTTTTTTCATAAAATCTCTTTTACTCGGATCGGCAATTTTTACAGCTTGTTCTGCAACCTCATCAGAAGCTCCTAAAGGATAAAACAAATCTTGCATATATCTTAATCCTGCTTTCATAGGCTCTTTAGCTCCATAGGCAATACGACCTGCAATAGGACCTGCACTTAATAAAGCAGTATCTAATAATGCGCCTAATCCTGCTTGGTAATCTTTACCTCCTGAGTCGAAAAATTGTCCTGATTTACCCGTCATTTCCCTCGCCATTGTAATAGGGTTCATCATAACAGCTAAATCACCTGCCTGTTTAGCTGCTAGACTATACGGTCTTAATTCAGGTGGAATATAAGGTGTGACTGTTTTACGCAACGCCTGTGGTATCCCTCTTAATTCAGGAGGGATATAAGACTTAATCCTATTTGCAACAGTTTGTTCGTCCATTATTAAGTCAGATAAGCTTTACCAAATCCCTTTTTAGCAGCTCTCACTCCTTGGGGTCGCATCTTTTTATTAGGCTTACTTTCAATTATACCGCCATCACGTTTCTCAACCAACTTAGGCATAGGAATACCAAATATTTTTTCATACTGGCTAGGGTACTCTCTTGCAATATCAGAGGCTGCTTCTTCATTACCCTCTTCAGCTAACTGTATAAGCTGTTTTAATCGTTTATCCATTTATCTAACTCCTCTAAATTTCACCCCTGCAAACGCAGCACCGCCACCACGACTAATCCTATCAGTATCGGGGGAAGGATAGGCGTTCCCCATAAAGTAAGGTTGTCCACCATGCGACAACTTCTGACGATTATTTTTCTTAGTTTCTCTACCCATGCTAGGAACACCAAAAATAATTGCGATATCAATAGATTTTCCTTTTTTACCTTTAGTTTTCTTTTTAGACATATTATCCCCTCGTTTGATTTTGTTTCTGCAGAGCAATACGAGCTCGCATCTGGGCTATATCCTCCGTACTATCTATACGATCCTGCCCTAACTGAAAATTTTGTTGAGCGCGTTGTTGGTCAAGTGCTAATTTTTGCTGATCATTTTGTTGGTCAGCTATCATTTCTTGTTGGCGTAACTGCAACTCTTTCTCTTTAATGCGTACGAGTGGGTCTTGTTCTTGTGCAGGTGGTTGTGATTTTTGATACTCTGCAACTAATTGTGCTTGCAACTGAGCAACTTGAGCAGGATCTACTTGCTGCCCTTGCATCTGTTGTTGCGCCATAACCATGGCCTTCATACCGAGATGTTCGTAAATATGCTTTTCTAATGTCATTAATAAAGGCGGCTGCATCTGTGCAACTTTACTATTCATATATGCAGAATGCACTGCGATATGTGCATCATGGTCTTGTTGCGGAAATGCTTGCATTTTACCCTGTCCTGCTGCTGCCTTACTCGCTTCTTGGTTTTCAGTAGAAGGATCCATAGGTTGTGGTTCTGGCTCTGGGTTTAATATTTGTTCAATATTACTCACACCCAATGCCTCGTACACACGCTTATATGACTCATATAAATTGTGCAAATCAGGTGCAGATTGAGCTAATTTTAATTGTTCTTGTGCTAAAACAACTCTTTGCGACATACTAAAAATATTTGGGTCACTTACTGGTAAAATATCTACACGATTATCAAAATCTTGCATTTTTATCATACCATCTACACCAACATTATACGGATAAGGTGTAGGGTCTTCTGCAAACAATCGTGCAAGCATCCTTAACTCTGATTTCATAGAGGAATGCAACCGTTTATGCACCGCACTTACAATCCGTGAGCCACGTTCCAATAATGCAATAGTAGTACCGACAGGCATTTCTTGATTACCCTGCCCCATGCCCATATCGGTTGTCCCGATAAACCGTTGCGCTGCCTCTACTACAAAACCCATTAATGAAAATAACGTACCAGAAGGCTCTTTATAAGGTAATGGCATTAAAGAAGCCTTTAAATCACCTCCAGGAACATCTACATCTCTAAATTCTCCAGGAGCTAAAGGATTTGCCTCATCTGCAATGCGTAAACCTCTCGCTTTAAATCCTGCTGGCATATTACTTAACGTACCTGCGTCAATTAACTGCCGTAAATTAGCTGTAGCAGTGCGAGATAGGTTTCCAAGCAAGTGAATTAAGCCAAAACCATAAAAACCTAGTCCTGGAGTGAATTTATACTGCACAAAATGAGGAATTTTATCTTTTTTAGGGTCATCTGGGGCAAAATTACGCCTAATTGCCAAAACTTCATTCGTATCTAAACAAACTGTTACAATATAAGGGAGTTTTATACCTGTTTCTTCACCTTTTGCATCAACATCAGGGTAATCATCGAGATCCAAAAAACAATGGCACTCATATAATGTAAACTGTTCATCAGTACCAGACGGTGATCTACCTTCAATATCATCATAAGCATCGGTAATTGAATCACTACCTCCACCATAACTATCAGTTGTACCACCTTTACCTTCCATATCAAGGTAAACACCCGATACTTGCGCCTTGCGTAACTCATTTTTAGACATTTTTATCACATGAGTAACACGTTCAGCTGTTTTTAAATCTGTAGCAACGTAAGGTACAAGCACATCTTCTGCAGGAATAAACTTACTTACTGGTCTATCTAACGCCTGATCACGATATACTTTCTTAAAAGCACTCCCTGCTAAGCCAAGATAATATA